ACCACCGGGAAGACGGCGAAGCCGAAGCCGCCGTCGTAGGTGAGCAGCTGGTCGTCGGTGGTGGCATCCAGGCCCGCGGTCGACTTGAAGACGTCGACCTGGACCGAGGTTGGGCCGTCGCTGTCGTAGGAGAGCAGGCTGTCGGCGATCAGCATGCCGTCCGTGGGGGCAGTGAACTTGTACCAGACGTGGTTGGTGGGCGACCCGATCTTGGGGTCTTCGCTGTAGAACCCGACCGTGGGCGCGGTCACCGACAGTGGGGTGACCAGGCCGGCGTCCTGGTAGGTCTCGCCGCCGGCGGGGAGGGTGATCCCGTTGATGCTGTAGATGGGCACCTGGTCAGACCTGGTCGTTCTGCTGGACGCGGAAGATCCGGCCGGGGTTGAGGTGGGTGTCCCAGCGTGGGAAGAGGGTCACCCAGACCACGGGCTGGCGGTAGCAGAAGTACGGGAACCCGGCGGGGTCGCGCCACCGGCCGGTGACCTGGTCGACGCCCTTCTCGGGGAAGTCGGCCGTGGCGTCGGCCTTGGTGGTCGGGTGGTATCCGAGGGGGTTGCCGTCCCAGCCGGCCTCGTACAGCAGGTAGTGGTCGTCGGTGAGGGTGTCGTTCTTCCGGCGCCAGTTGCGCTTGCCGTCGTCGGTGAACGGGTCGCCGATCATGGCGGTGATCCGCTCGGCGCTGATCTCGGCGCCGAAGACGGCCATGATGAACTCGGCGGGGTCGTCGACGGTGGTGACGGTGAGGTCTCGGATCTGGCCTTCCTCGCCGGCCACCACCGGGAACACGCACCAGGCGCCGCCGGGGGCGGTGATCCGGGAGTCGATCAGGCCGCCGATCTCGTCCCATCCGGTCATCGAGTCGCGGGTCAGGCTCGAGGAGCGGGCCTGGTTGCGCCACTGGCGGGCGGGGTTCTGGTGGGACTCGCGGCGGAGCTCGTGGATCTCCCACACCTCGAGGGCGTCACGGTTGCGGGTGTCGACGGCGATCTGGACGGTCTTGTCCTGGTTGAGGTCGCGGCTGGCCACGTGCATCAGGACGGGTGCGCCCTGGTAGTGGATCAGGCCGTTCATGCCGGGCTTGATCGCCCGGTTGTCCATGACCAGGTCGACGGTCAGGGGGTCGCCGGGGTGGTGTTCGCCGGCGATGACGGCGCCCATGGTGAGGTCGATGGTGCCGACGAGGTTGGGGGAGGCGTCGTCGGAGAGGTCGTTCTGGGCCCAGTCCCGGGCTTGGCCGCGGTCCTGGACGTTGCCCATGTTGACGGCTCGGTCGGCGAACACGCGGTGCCGGTCGGACTTCGGGTTGCGTCCGGTGATCTGCCCGGAGGCGTTGTAGTTGAAGGTCCGGGTGAACGGCCTCTGGGCGGCGGGGTGGATGGCTGCGCCGCGGAGGCTCCACTGGCCGTCGTTGTTGAACGCGGCCCTCCAGGTGGCGGCGTCGACCTCGCCGGTGACGTCGAGGTCGTCGTTGAACTGTCGCTGCAGCGCCTTGACGGCCTTGGTCAACCCGGCCGTGAACACGTCGGGGGTGGGTGGGGTGCCGCCGCCCTGGCCGTCGAGGTAGCCCAGCACCCACAGTCGCCACGACAGCTGGAAGACGTCGTCGCCGGTGTCGCCCTGCTCGAGGTGGCCCGGGAACGGTGGCGGGTCCTGGATCGTGGAGAGGCCGGGGTACTTGGCGAACCGGATCCGCATCCCGTTGCGGCCGATCGCGGTGACGAACTCCCGGTCGGGCTCCTGCGCGAAGTCGCGGCGCAGGTTCGCCACCGCTCGTGTGTCGTCGCAGTAGACCGTGAAGTCGATCGTGGTGATGTCCTTGCGGAACATCCGGTAGACGCCGTCGGCGTTGGGCATGATCGTCCACTGGGCGCCACCGAGGGTGGTCGACCGGGCGGTCAGGTCGGTCAGGAAGTCCAGCTGCCAGGTGTCGCCGGAGTTGGGGACCTCGATCCCGGTGACCGGTGGGTTGGCCATGGTGGGCAGCGCCAACCCGTGCCGGATGGCCATCATCGACAGGTGGCCGATGTCCTGGATCGTCGGGAAGATCGGGTCGGGTCGCCAGGTGCGGCCGGCGCGGCCGGTGGCCTCACCGAGGATCGCGGTGGTCAGGGCGCGGCCGGAGTCGTTGTAGTCGCCGATGAAGCCCCGGAAGTCGGTGGCGACGACGTGGTTGTTGTCGTCGACGCGCTGGATCTTCAGGGGCGCGTACTTCTTCAGCCACGCCCAGTCGCCCTGTCCGGGCTTCTCGAAGGCGCCGTGGAACTGGGGCCACTGGATCGACCCGGAGCCGTAGAGCAGCGGCTCGATCAGCCCCTGCGTGGGCTCTGGGGTCTCGATCCCGCGGATGACGGTGCGGTCGCCGCCGGCGACCACGATCCGGTGCCGCGGCCGCGGGATCGCGACCGTCGTCGACGTCACCTTCGCGGTCGCGCCGGCGATCGCGACGGCGTCGAACGCCTGGGCCTTCATCAGTCGCGCTGAGCTGGGCACCGGCTTCGGCAGAGCGACGACCGGTGGCTCCCAGCTGGCGGTCCCGATGCCCTCGCGGCGGCGGCCGTCGGTCCACGAGATCTGGGTGGTCGGGATGACGGTGACGAAACCGAACGCGGTCGCGTCCGCGACGTGGTCACCGGTCGCGGAGGCGTGGGGGCCGACCACGTCCGTGCCTTCGGCGGCCGCGTCGGCGGTGTGGTCGGCGGTCGCAGTGGCGACCTTCCCGACGACACCGGCGGCGGTGGCGTCAGCGACGTGGATGGCGAGGGCGGTCCGCTCGGAGGCGACGGTGCCGGTCGCCGTGGCGTCAGCGACGTGGTCTCCGGTGGCGTCCCGGGAGAGACCGGCGACCACGGTCCCGTCGGCGTCACCCCCGGACGTGTGCGCCCCAGTGGCAGACGCTGAGGTCCCGACGGAACCGACCGCGGTTGCCCCGGCGGTGTGGGCGCCGGCGGCAGTGGCGGCGGTCCCGACGACACCCGCGGCGGTGCCGCCTGACGTGTGGGCGCCCGTGCCGGATGCGGAGACGCCTGACGCGCCGAGCGCGAGGAGGACAGTGTTGGTCTCCCACGTTGGGGAGCTGGTGAGGGTCACCACAGGGGCCAGTGCGGACCCCGACGGCGGTACGGAGTGCACGGCCAGGGCGGCGGCGCCGAAGCCTGAGGAGACCGCGATGTCGGAGCGCCAGGTGACACCCTTGATGGTGGCGGTGTCGAGAATGTGCCCGCTGTTACCGGAGCTGTTGGAGAAGATCAGGGCCGAGACGGCGATGGCAGCAGGGCCGCCGCCCGCCGTGTTCACGAGGGGCGGCGTGGTCGACGTTCCGTGCGTCATGGTGCCGGTGGCGAGGATCCCGTTGGGGTTCCGGATGACGATGCCGGCGGAGCCCCAGACCTGGGAGCCGGAGGTGACGTTGATCGTGGATCCGGGGTCACCGGAGACGAGGATCTTGTAGCCCCACCAGTAGTTGCTGCGCTGTGAACCACCCGTGTTGTTGCCGGGGCCGTCGAGGGGCGTGAACCCGGTGGGGCCAGCGCTGATCGCGCCAGCAGCGGCGATGGTGGAGAAGGCGCAGAGGAACATGTCGCCGACCTGCGCCGTCGAAGGGATCGTGATGGAGGCGTTGGTGCTGTTCCCACTGTTGGTCGCGGAGCCGACGACGGCTGGGATGCTCACCGAGGATGGGAGCATGAAGGTCAGGGTGTTGCCGAGCTGGGAGGTGCCGCCGGCCTGGGTGGCGTTTCTGGTGTTGTCGTCGCCGGCGGTGACGGTCTCGTCGCAGACGTCGACGGCCCAGAAGGTGCGGTTGGTAAATCCGCCGCGGTCGGTGACCCCGGACCCGGGGGCGGTGATGACCGGGTTGCTGGTGCCGGAGGTGGAGAAGATGTGGACGACCATGCCGTCGACCGGTGCCCGGTACCGGCAGTCCAGGGACGTGACGGAGGCGGTGGGGTATGCGGCGCCACCGATCAGGGAGGGGATGCCGGCGACCCCGGAGTAGGCGACGCACTTGTAGTTCGTCGAAGCCGAGGCGGTGAACGTGCTCGGCTCTGTGCCGTCGATGATGCGGCCGAAGACATGGAGCCAGTTGTTGGTCGACCCGAACTTGTAGGTGCCCAGGTCGAGGAAGGTCGATCCGCTGAGCGCGGTGTTGAGAGTGCCGTCTTCGCATACGACCAGCAGCGCGTCACCGACCGACAGCCCCGACGGCTTGGTGACCGTCGTGGTGTTGGTCGTGGACGCGCTACTGCTGACGAACGCGACGGCCACAGCAGCGGCCGATCAGGCTGCGATGGGCGTGACGGTCAGGGTCAGCGAGGTCAGGGTGAACGTGTTGGTCGACACCCACGCCTGAGACGCCGACAGGGCGATGGACCGCCAGAACGTGCCCGCCGTCGACGCCGACCACAGGCTGATGTGGGACAGGGTCTCCGAGGTGCCGCCGTTGGTCCACGGCCCGGTCGACCCCGACGACGACTTCGTACCGCCGGACGAGGCGCCGGTGGTGCACTGCTTCCGGGTGGTGTCACCGGCCGCGGCCGCGGTCGTGCCGGCGGCGCCGGGGTCGGCGGTGTGGAGCTTGATCCACGGGTCGTCGAGGACGTCGAGCCATGCGTCGGCGATAGCGCCTGCGACTCCTACGGTCATGACTTGGCTCCTTGCTCAGCGGCCTTGCGTGCGGCGGTCTTGGTCGCGCCGGCTTCGACGGCCTCGTCGAGTGCGGCCGCGAGTCGCTCGTCCAGGTGCTCGACCTGGGCGACGGCGGTCGCGCGGATCTGCGCGACCTTGGTGACGTTGGCCAGGGCGGCCTTCGCGGAGGTGAACCGCGGCCGCTCCTCGACCACGCCGTCCGCTGTGGCTCCCGCCTTGTGCGGGGCCTCGGTTCTGCTGCTCATGTGGTGCTCCTGATCTGTGCGATGGTGGCGTCGTCCAGGCCGGCGGCCCGGAGCGCGTCGTCGGACTTCTTGGCCAGCTGGGAGGCCGAGACAATCCGGGTGTGGACGTCGTCGGTGGAGCTGATGAGGGTTCCCTCCTCCAGGCCGTTCGGGTCGTTCGGGCCGGCGCGGACCTCGCCGTGGGCCACGGCCTTGATCTCGAACATCAGCTCGGGCATGTGCGGTGGTCCTCCTAGAGCTCGTCGGTGAGGGCGTCGGGGTGGAAGATGGTCACGATCACGACGGGCCCGTCGTCGGACGCGTCGGTGACGTTGAGCGGCTCGGTCAGGGCGCTGCAGTCCCAGCCGTCGCCAGTGACGGGGTCACGGAGCAGCCAGTGGGTGGCCTCGTCCCAAGGCCCAGTGGGTGCCCCGTAGGTGATGGAGCGGGAGATGGCGCCGCCGTCGGGGTCGGGCCAGCCGGCGTCGTTGGAGACGGTCGCGGGGGCGTAGCCGGGGCCAGTGATCTCGACGCCGTCGAACATCGGGTCGCCGTTGAACAGGGCGAGCTCGTGGGCGTCGGGGGAAGCGGGGCCGTGGTTGGGGCCGTAGTCGTTGGCCAGCGAGGCGTTCTGGGCTGCGACGTCCTTGATCGCCATCAGGGGTTCACCAGGAACTGCAGGGCCACCCGGGTCTGGGCTTGCGCGGCGAGGCCGAAGTCGATCGAGTCGCCCCAGCTGGGGGCGATCGGGAACGCGTCCCACGGGCCGAGGTCGCTGCCGTGCAGGCTGATCGCGACGGTGTACGTCACCTGAGCGACGGCCTCCTCGAGCTCGAGGCGGGCGTCGAGGAGATCGGCGATGTCGGTTCCGGTGGCGTGCAGGACGGCGGGCAGGGTGCCCTGGTCGCGGACCGCGCCGAGCAGCTCCTTGCCGTCCTGGTAGTCGGAGTCCGGGGCCCAGTTGTACCGGTAGGGGAAGGACGGGAAGCCGAGGCCGTCGTCGGCGATCGTGAACCGTGAACCCCCCTCGGTGGGGACGTTGCAGGCGACCAGGTCGGGCAGCGAGATGCTGTCACGGGTGATGGTCAGCTTCAGGAGCGGGATCAACGGATGCCTCCTCGCCTGGTGCCGTCGGTGTTGGCGCGCTGGCGCTGCTCACGCACCAACTTGCCGGTGGGGTCGGGGGAGTGGAGGTGGACGTCGCCGTTGACGGTCATGCCGCTGCGGTTGCCGGCCAGGTCGAGCTGCTGGCCGAGGGTGGTGTGGCGGCCCATGTGGGCCTGCAGCGCATCGAAGTCGCGGCGTGCCTTGTCCAGGCCCAGGAGCTTGTAGAGCGTCGTGACCTCCTTGGGCGTCAGCTGGTACTGGCGCTGGAGGTGCTCGACGTCGGTCTGGGAGGTGAGCAGCCCGGGGGTGAGGACCTGGGTCTGGACCTGGTCGGGCAGCGAGTCCAGGGCGCGGGCGTACTTGTCGCTCTTCCCGGCGAGATCGAGGAACGTCTTCGACTGGCCCGCACCGGCGCGGGTGACGAGGTCGATGTCGCGTGAGGTCTTCTCGAGGTTCCCGCGCAGCGCGTCGAGCCTGGTCGACGTCGCCTTCAGCCCGATGCCGAGGATGTCGCGGGCCTCGCTGGCGGTGAGTCCGTAGGCCTTCAGGATCGCCGACGTCGGCGCACCGGGCAGGTTCGGCAGCGACGTCGCGCCCTTGAACTGCTGGGCGAACTGGGCGGCGGTGAGACTCATGGGGGTGAGCTGTTTCTGCTCGGCGCCCTGGCCGGCGAGGGTGAGGGCCGCCGGCGGGGCGAGCACGGTGCGCAGCAGTCCACCCGCGAGCCCGCGGCCGCCGCCCTTGATCCCGAAGTTCAGGGCCTCCTTCAGCACCGCGGCGTCGTGGGCGGCCATCGCCTCCTTGAACGCCCGCCCAGCGGCCGAGGACGCCGCGGCGGCCCCACCTCCGGCCGCTCGTACAGCTTCCGCGGCCGCCGTCGCTTCTCGGGCTGCGTTCGCCTCCGCGGCCGCCGTCCCGGCGGCGGTGGCGCCCTTGCCGGCGGCCCACAGCGGCACGCCCTTGCCGCCTGTACCAGCGCCACCGAGGCCGCCGCTGATGTCGATCACGTACAGCGGGTTCGCGGGGGTTCCGCGGGTGGCTCCGAGCGCACCGGCAATCCCGCCGCTACCGCCGCCCAGGAGGGCCTTCGTGCCGACGCCCAGCAGCCCTGACTTGTGCCCGAGGTAGGTGGCGCCGGCACCGAGTACGACGGCCTTCTGGGCCCAGCCGGGCAGCCGGTTGAAGGCGTCGAAGATCGACTTGACCTTCGGAGCCAAATATTTGGCCTCACCGACGACGTCGTGGAGCCCGGTCTTCAGCGCGGGCAGCGCCGATGAGGCCAGGGGCTTCAGCTCGTCGGTGAAGTGGTGGATCGAGCGGGCGCCGTCGTGCTCGAACCAGGTGGCGGCGTCGTCGACGGCCGGGATCACGTCCTTGTTGATCAGGTGGACGAAGTCGGTGGCGACCGGCATCAGGCCGCGGCCGAGCGTGTCCTTGGCGTTCTCCCACGAGGCGCTGAGGATCCGCTGCTGCTGAGCGAGCTTGTCCGAGGACCGGGCGAACTGGCCCTGCTGGGTCTTGGTCTGGTCCAGGATCAGCGCCTGGTTGGCGATGACCTTCTGCTGCGCCGTCAGCGGCGGCACCGTGCCCTCGACGGACTTCCGCAGGGTCTCCTGGGCCGCACCCAGCTTGGCCTGCGCCTCCTGCGCGGCCAGGCTGCCCTTCCCCGACTTGGTGACAGCGTCGTTGTAGGCGGCCTGGTCCTTGAGCACCGCGACCTGGGCGGAGTGGATCTTCGCGGAGTCCTTGACCGGCTTCAGCAGCCCCAGCTGGAGTGCCTCGGCCTTCTGCTGAGCGCCGTCGATCAGGATCCCGAACGGCTTCAGGCCACGGGTCGACCCGGCCAGGCCACGCTGGAGAGCGGTGAACGCCTGTTCCGGGTCGGTGTGGGCGAACGCCGCCAGGTCGGCGGCGAGCTTGACCATCTGGATCGAGTCCTTGGCGCCCTCTTCCCGGGTCTCCTTGGCCTGCCTGAAGAGGAGCCCGAAGCCGCTCGCGGCGGACCGTGCCGCGTCGTCGGCGAGGCCGTACTTCTTGGCGGCGTTCGCGGAGAACTTGTTGATCTCCTCGCTGGCCGGCCCGAAGATCAGCTTGACCCGGTTCTCCGAGGCGGCGTCCTCGACCGCGCCGCGGATCGAGTCGCCGACGAGCTCGCCGATCTTCTCCACCGCGAACGCACCGAGCAGCGGGGCGGCGATGTACCGGGCGGCCTCGGAGAACTGGTGCCGCATCGCGGTCGACGCGCGGGTGCCCATGGTCCGGCCGAGCGAGGTGCCGGCACTCGAGCCGGCCCGCGAGCTCGCGTGGGTGGCGTCCCGCTCGAGCTGGCTGCCGAAGGTGCGGGACAGGGCGGGGCGGATCTCGAGTTCACTCCAGCCGACGTCTTCCACGGACCACCCCCTCTCGGCTCACTGCTGCCCGCCGTCGTCGTCGTGTGTGCGGGCTTGCGCGGCGCGTTCCTGCTCGGCGCGCTGCTGGGCATAGGCGGCGGCGCGCTCGCGGGCGACGTCGACCTTGGCGACCTGGCCACGGGCCTCCGAGGCTGGGTGACGGACGTGGACGACCCCGGGAAACATCGGCTCCATGGCCACCAGCTGGGAGTGGGTGAAGCCCTCGCCGTGCAGGGATGCCCACAGCGGGGAGTCGACGCCGAGGTGGCCGACCAGGGCGATCAGCCGACGGGTGGTGAGCTTCCCCGGGCCGCCGCTGGGCAGACGCCAGTCGCGCAGGTCGATCTGGTGAAAGGCAAGGGACGCCTCTACGGCTGGCCCGTGGTCACGGATCAGCTCGTAGAGGCGTCGGATTCCCCCAGGGTCAGGCCGCAGTGCTTCATCCACGCGTTGAACAGGGCGAAGAAGTCGCGGTCGACCAGACCCTCGAGACGAGCGAAATCCTCGGGCGAGAGAGCAAGCCGCATGCACTCAACCGCGACGCCGCGGTTGCCGCGGGAGACGAACGCCTGTTGTGCACGGTCCTTCGCCAAGGATGGGAATGTCACCTCGTGTGCCGCGGTGATCGTCTGCCCGTCGGGGAGGGTGTGCACGTACGGGTCGGCCGAGATCTCGGCGGTCAGCGGGTCGGGTGTCGGGTCTGCCATGGGGTCGCGATTCCTTTCAGGGTGCGCGATTCGAGATGAGAAGGCGGACGGGGTGAATCGCGAGAAGCCCCCGCCCGCCGTACGTGGGATCAGCGGCGGGCGTGCCCGTCGCGGATCAGCCGCTCGGCCTTCTCCGGGGAGAACATCCGGACCTTGCCGGCGTCGCGGCGATCGCCGGTGCCGGTGAGGAAGACGCGGACCTTGGGTGGCCGCGGCTTCTTGGCCCGGGTCGGCTTGCTGGGTGGGGTCGTGACGTCGGTGGCGGGCGGGTCCTGGGGGTTCACGTCGGCGCTCACGGTCCGGGCACCACCACGGGGCCGAGGTAGGTCTCCCAGTACACGGGCGTGACCTCGCCGGTGTCCCCGTCGACGACGAGGGTGGGGAAGATCTCGACGGTGACCGGCAGGGAGAACAGGTTGTTCTCGCCCTCGGTGACGGTGCCCAGGCTGTTGATCTGGGCGTAGTTCTTGGTGATGAACCGCTTCAGCTTCCCGGCCTTCTGCATCTGCATGGCCAGCCGGAACTGGCGCTGCAGGTCGCGGCCGCCCAGGTCGCCGGAGTAGGCGCCCGAGGTGAAGGTGATCCCGGAGACGTCGTACCGCAGACCGAGGGTCTCCTCGTTGTCCTCCAGGGCGGTGAACGTCCGGGTGATCGACAGGTTCCGGTTCGCGACCGCGATCGTGCCGACGCCCCAGCCGAAGAACTTGTTGTTGTCGTTGGCCTGGTCCTCGGCGAAACCGGCGTCCCCGTCGAGGATGCCGGCGAACGCCCAGGGGTCCGTCCCGGTGAGGGCGAACGGCTCGCCGGGGTCGGGGCTGTCGGAGGTGACCGCGCCGATCAGGACGTCGGCGTTCGGCCACAGCGACACGTTGGTGGTGTCTCCGCTCATGAGCTAGGTGCTCCTTCGCTTCGGTGTTGGGTGGACTCGCGATTCGTGCCGCTGTGGGCGGCGGGACATCAGGCGGCCTGGTGCGGCCGCAGGGAGACCCGGACGGTCCCCCAGCACGAGAGGTTCTTGGTGTCCGGGTCGGTGGCCACCGCTGAGCGGCCGACCAGGGGAGAGACGACGTCGATGTCGTCGTCGCCGGGGAAGATGACCAGCTGGGAGCGGATCCACGACTGCAGGGCTTTCACCTCGTGGCGCTTCCCCTTCGGAGCCCAGGCGACGAACCGGAGGGTGGACTGCTCGAGCACCCTGCTCGAGGTCGTCGTGCCGGCGAGCTCGAGCTGGATCCGCCGCTGTGCGCCGACCAGGGCGGTCGAGGGGGCGTCGACGTCGACGACGATCGCGCCGGCGCTGTCGAGGACCAAGTCGAGGTCGCGGAGGTAGCCGATGAGGGGTTCCTCCGGGTCGCCGAACGTGACGTCCAGCAGACCCTCGGCGAAGCTCACGAGTTGACCTCGAGGCCGACCGCGGCCGCGGCCTTCACCAGGGCGCCGTACTTCGCCTCGACCGCGATGCCGGCGGGATGGGCGACGATCACATTGCCAGCGTCGGAGACGATCACGGGCAGCTCGGTCTCGGTGCTGTCGCCGGCGTCGATCGAGCCGACCATGATGCCCTGCCGGCGTACGTTGTCGGCGATCGCGTTCGCCAGGTCCTTGCGGGCGCGGTCCGCCCCGGGACCGTCGAGCTTGCGCTGCAGCGCCGCGTAGTTGAGGTGGATCCGCATCAGGTCCTCCTCGGCTGCACGACCGGGACCTTGGTGCGGTCCAGCCACACGGAGCCGCCGCCGTCGACCTGCCAGGTAGACGACGTGATCGTGGTCAGCAGTGCCTCGAGCTCGTCAGGGTCGGTGGGGAGCTCGTCGAGCTCGGTGACGTGGACCAGGTCGTCGGCGTCGACCTGCTGCACGCCGGGGACGTCGAAGAACGCCGGCTGGACGACCGCGGCCTGGTCGGTGCTCGAGCGCTCAGCGATCTGCTCGGGGTTGAAGATGGCGCCGGGCACCAGGGTGCCGGTGACGGTCTCGTCCTCGTTGCCCATGTCGCTGGTGGTGACGATGTGGACGAGGATCACCGAGACCGGTGGGCGCCGCTGGGTCCTCACTGGAAGAAGACCCCACGCCCTCGGGGGCACGCCCGGTCCGGGTAGCGCTCGGCAGGCGGGAAGCTGCCGCGCGGCTTCGGAGCTCCGCCAGCTGGGGTCACTCCGCCGGCAGCGGCGTTGCGGAGGATCTCGTCTCGGCGGGTGCCGTCGTAGAACGACTCCTCGCCCTCGAGGACGTACCGAGCGAGAGCGTCGGGGTTGGAGGCGGCGATGCCGCCGAGCTCGATCGCCCACGACGACTGCTCTTCGGTCAGTGTCTCGGGGCGATTGGTCAGCCCCAGGATGGGCTTCAGCCAGCCCCAGACCACCCGCTCGCACATCGCCGCCTGACTGTCACCGACGGGCTTCTGGAGCCAGTCGGCGAGGTCCTGCGCCATGAACAGCGGGTGGTCCGGGGCGGGCATGAGGCGTCAGTCCTCCTTGCTGAGGACGGCCTGCAGCTTCTCCACGAGAGTGCTTCGGGCCTCTTCGCCCTTGGCGTTCTCCTCGTCGAGGTACTGCTGCGCCTTTCCCTTGTCGGTGCCGACCTCCTTGACGATGTCGCCGACGGTGGTCGGCTTGCTGTCGCCGGCAGGCGCCGGGTCGGCCGACTTCGGGGCCTTCCCGATGAGCTCCTCGTCGAGGAGCATCCTCAGGTGGTCCTTGTCGAGACCCGCAGGGAGCTCGGCCCCCTCGTAGAAGGGTCCGACCAGGGTGGTGCGCCCGTCCGCCCACACGGAGACGGCGGGGCTGGTGACGATGTAGCTCATGTCAGGCTCCTCAGAGTCCGGTGATCTTGCGGGCGGCGGCGGGCTCGACCACCACGGGGACGGTCACCCGGCGGGCGCGGATCCGCCAGCCGTCGGTGTCGTCGTCGCGGATGGACTTGACCTGGACCGGCGCGGTGTTCGGGCCGGCCGCCGAGACGTAGCCAGGGCCCCCGAGGTCCTCGTCGGCCATGCCGCCGAGCTGCTCGGAGTCGAGCACCAGGCCGGTGCCGGAGACCGCGTTGGGGGTCGCGAGCCACTTCATCCCGAGGATGGTGGGGAACGCGCCCGTGATCGCGGGGTTGTCGGTGTTGGTCTCGCGCGGGACGTAGCCGGCCGAGATGAAGGCGATCATCGCGTACGTCCAGTTGATGTCGTCGAGCACGACGGTGTCGGGCATGTAGCCCTGGTTGAGCGCGAGGATGTTGGCCTTGGCGAGGCCGACGTCCTTGAGCATCTGCGCGGCCGAGGCGGTCGACCAGGCTGCGGCAGCGGCAGCGGAGTTGGTGACGGCCGAGGAGATGACGCCCATGGCGACGCCGTCGACCGTGGACACGTTCTGGTTCACCAGCTTGGTGAACCCGCGGCTGACCGGGTCGAAGTTCTGGCGCTTGATGGACTCGTCGAAGATCTCGGCGTCCTCGCCCCACTTGGCCGTCTTGGCGATCGAGGCGGCCCCGGTGCCGACGGTGGTGAGCGGGTACTCGGCACCCGGGGTCACCACGCGCGGCGGCTGGGCCGGGAAGATCGACTCCCCAGTCTCGTAGAGCACGGCGCCGCCCTCGACCTTGAAGCGGCCCTTGAGGAGGGCATCGGCGATGTACCGCTGCTCGAGCAGGGTTCGGAGGCGGCGGGCGATCAGGGTCGGGTTGTTGAGGAACCGGCTGATCGTGACCTGGTCGCCGCTGATGGTGGGTGCGGCGGGCGGGTAGGTGTACGGCATGGTCAGATCTCCATGATCTCGACGGGGTTGCCCGTCGTCGCGGTGGTGAGGGCCACACCGAACGCGTTCGCGTCGTTGGTGCCCACGGTGTGGGTGGCGACCGCACCCGCGGCGGCGGCCTCGACCGAGTCGCCGGCGGTGACGGTGCCGGAGGCGATGAGGCGGTGGACCGGCCCGCGGCCGATCATGGTGATCTTGTCGCCGGAGACGCCGTCGAAGGCGGCCACTCCGACGACCTTCGCTGACGCCGCGGCGCTCGCGGCGACCGTGCCGGAGCCGCTGACGGCCAGGACCTGGCCACCGGTGACGGCCCCGGACAGGGTGACGGGGATGCTGTCACCCGGCTTGTGGATCGGTGCGTACTCGGACATGTCAGGCGCCCTTCTGCTGCTCGGGGAACAGCGAGTCGTAGAGCTGGTCGTCGGCCGACGCCTCGCCGGTCGGGTCCCCGCCGGCGTTGCCGATCTCGTCGAGCGGGATCAGGCCCGGCTGGAGAGCGGCGAGCACCTGGGCGGTGCCCTCGGGGTCGGCGTCCCAGGCGGTACGCCAGTGGTCGCGTCGGGCGGGGGTGGTGCGGCCGGTCGCGATCGCCTTCGCGATCGCGGCGTCGCGCACGTCGCGAAGCTGCTGCTCGCGGGCCTCGCGGCCCTGGGTGGCGTTGGCCTGCATCTGCGCCAGCACCGTGCTGTCGACCAGCTGGAGCCCCTCGGGCACCTGCGCCGACGTGGTGGGAGCGGGCTCCGCGCGCTCCTCGAGAGCCTCCGCGACTGCGGCCACGATGGTCTCGGCGTCCGCGTCGTCGGGGAAGCCGACCTGCGCACGCAGGGTTGCGATCTGCTCGTCGGTGAAGTCCACGAGAGTCGCTCCTTCCTTCTGGGTGGGCCCGTCCGCGGACGCGGTCGGGAGTGTGGGGGCCGGGGCGTGTGACCGTCCGGCGTGGTTGAAGATCGACAGGTCGAACCGGTCCTCGGGGTCCTCGCCCTCGGGGAGGACCACGATCACCTCGGGCTCCGGCTCGTCGCCCGCCGTGCTGGTCTCGCCGGCGTCCTGCACGACCGCCACTCGGTCGGCGAGGTTGGCGTCGGCGGCCTCCTGCGCGGTGTACCAGGTCTCTTCCACCATCACCGCTCGCCAGTCGGCGTCGGTGCCGCCGGCGGACTCGGTGTAGATCGAGGCGATCGCGTTGGAGACCGAGTCGAGGAACCGTGCGGCCTTCTGCATCGTCTCGGCGGGGCCGTACGCGAACGCCGAGGCGTCGTGGATCATCAGCTGCGTGCCGGGTGACATGACGGTCTCCTCGCAGCCGACCGCGATGACCGAGGCCGCGGAGGCGGCCAGGCCGTCGACGACTGCGACAGCGCGTGCCTTGTGGGCTCGGAGCAGGTTGAGAATGGCCATGCCCTCCCATACCTCGCCGCCGGGGGAGTTGATCCGGACGCGCACCTCGACGACGTCGTCGGGCAGTGCGTCGAGAGCGGTGGCCACGTCCTTGGCAGAGATGCCCCACCAGCCGCCCCAGGAGTCGATGGGGCCGTAGATCCGCATGGTCGCGATCGAGCCGGTGACCTGACTGCCACCGTCGACGGAGCCGGCGGCAGCCGCGGCGTTCTTGGCCGTCCGGACCGAGAAGATCTCGGCCTTGTTCTTGGGGGGCTGCTTGTCTCCCCAGAACCGGAACCGCGGGACCTGCAGCTCGGTGGGCAGCGTCGGGACGTCGGTCATGCGGGCACCTCCGTGGGCGCGTTGGGGTTGCGCGGAGGCAACCGGAGCCGTGTGCGGATGAACTGCTCGAGGTCCTCGTCGGGCTGCAGCACCTTCGCGGCGACCAGCGCCGCGATCGCCTGCACGATCGAGTCGTCGCTCGACCCGATCTCGTCGAAGACCAGTCGGGGCGCCGGCTCAGTGGGCCCGTAGTTCAGGTCGACCAGGTCCTCGATGACGTGCTTGGTCGCGGTGTCGCGAACCTCCTCGGCGACCGACTGGAGCGACAGGGTGAAGAAGTCAGCGAACGTCGAGCCGAGGGCCCAGGAGCCCGTCTGGCTACCGAGGTTGAGGAAGTGGGCGAGGACAGCGCGGGCGATCTGCTCGTCGTGGTACTTGATCGACTCGAGGATGCTCGGGAGCGTGCCGGTGACGCCCTGCAGCTCGAGGGTCGCTCCGTGCGGCAGAGCAGCGCCGGCGTCGTCCCCGGACCGGACGCCGGCGGCGATCTCCTCGCCGGCGGTGAGGTCGGTCTCGTTGTCGGCGCCGGTGTAGACCGGCACTCCCATCCCGTTGCGGGCATTGGACATGCTCATGGTGCGCAGGTCGCGGTCCTTGAGGAGCCAGTTCTTGTACGCCGGGCGGAGCAGCGACGAGCCGATCCAGTTCCCGCCCTGCTGGTCCAGGACGTACGCCACCAGCCGAGACGTCGGCAACGTGACGCCGTCTGTGGTGGCGCCGAGACCGCCGTACTGCTGGATCGAGATCAGGCCGCCGTCGCTGGCGACGTTGAACTTCGCGATCGTCCGCGGCGGGCGGTATCCGAGCTTCCGCAGGTGGGCCATGCCGTCGTCGGGGTCGAGTCGGTAGACCTGCTCGAAGTAGGCGTGGCCGTACTGCAGCATCAGCAGCGCCGTGCGGAGGTGCTTCTGCCAGGAGAACCGGTCGCGGGTGCGGATCGCGTCGACCTCGTTGCCCTCACCGACGATGGGCAGACCGAGGTCGCCAGCCACGTGGGCTGTGACTTCCGGGCGGCAGCCGGCGCCGTCGACGCGCCACACGGTGCGCTGGATCGGCGTGGTCACCGCGCGCAGTACCGAGGAGACCTGCGCGTCCTGCCGGCACATCGCGTCGTACACGTCGAGGCAGTAGGGCCAGCGCAGCTCGGGGGTCTGCTCGCTGAGGTCGGGCATCCCCCAGAACTGCTGGGTGCCCCAGGTTGCGTAGCCCTTCTCGCGGACGGCCAGAGCGGTCGCGGCGGTCTTCGCAGGTGTGTCGGCCACAGGACCTCCCTTCCTCAGAAGCCAGCGCTGGAGACGTCGCCGCGCGGCCTGGTGCGCCGCTCGACTCGTCGCGGGGCAGGCGGCGGGGTCTTGGTCGCGAGCTCGTCGAACTTGTAGGCCGCCCAGCAGGTCGCCAGTACGCCGGTTGTGTCGGACTGACCGATGCGACGCCAGGTCAGGGCGCCGTGGCTGGTGCGGACCTCGGCTTCGGAGAAGTGCGCGACCAGGAGGGAGCCGCCGGTGTGCAGCATCGTCGGCCGGAAGTCCTCGTCGTCGGGCGCTGGGACCATGGCGTCGTACATGTCGCTGAACGCCGTGGGCAGCTCGGCCGACTTCATCAGGTGCACCTTCACGTCGGCGGCTTCCAGCGGCGCGATCAGGTTCTTGGCCTGGGAGTCGGGGTCGATGACGACGCCGAGGTTGTCGTGTTTCTTCGCCAGCCGCTTCATCTCGCTGAGGGCCCAGGTGGCGCCCTTCTGGTTCTTGATCAGCTCGATGTGCTTGCGGCCATCGTTGCGCCGTCCGGCGACAGCGATCGACGCGTACCCGCGGTCGTGCTTGACCTCGAGGCCGAACAGCACCGGGCCGACAGGCTGGGAGTTCTCGTCCGTGGCTGCCTCGATCGCCGCGCGGGGGATGACCCAGTCCTCGCCCTCTTCGCGGGGGTAGTCGCCGTTGCCGAGTCGCTCGTTGCCGAACATCTCGGGCGACATGACGTCGTGCTCAGCGTCGATGTCTTCGATGGTCATGGTGTGTCCCACCGCCGGGTTGAGCCGAGCCCACGTGATCGGGGAGTCGGCCTCCATGTCCTCACCGAGTGCCCACCGCCAGTACGTCAGCCGTGGTCGCTCACGTTCGGCCAGCCGGATCAGCCGGCCTTGGATCGTCGACTTCTTGGTGCCAGCTGAGCCGCCGTACCACAGCTGGGCGTTGGGCATCGCCGAGACGACCGGCATCAGCGCGGCGACTTCCTCATCGACCAGGTCCTGGGCCTCGTCGAGGATCACGCAGTCACCCGACAGGCCGCGGCCGCCGCCGGCGGTCCGGGTCCGGAACCGGAGCATCCGGCCGTCCCAGGTCTCGATGATCTCCTTGCCGTTCGTGGCTCCGAACCGCTTGACCTCCTTGAGGAGATCCGGCGATCGGTAGATCAGCTCCTGGATCCGGAAGTAGGCCTTCATCGCCGTCTCGCCCTTGTGGGCGGAGTAGACGATCTCCCGCTCGTGGAACAGGAACAGGCCAGCCAGGCACCGCAGCTCGAAGACGACGGACTTGCCGTTCTGTCGGGAGAGCTCGAGGCCCACCTGGTAGCTCGACCACTTCTGTGCGGGCTTGCCGGCCGCGTCGACGTCGTTGATCACGCCGAGCCCGTCGGTCAGGAACTCCTTCTGCCAGTCGTACAGGTCGACCTCGACCATCTCGGCCAGGCCGATCGCGAGGTGACCCTTGCTGTACTCGTACGGCGCGCGCAGCCGGTGGGTCGGCTCCTGGCTTCCGACGATCCGCTCAGGTGGGGCCAGTACCACTGTCGGCCTCCCGCCTCAGCTGCTCGAGGCGAGACGGTGGAACCACGACGCTCTTCTTCGCACCCTTCCGTGGCTGCGGTGCGTCACCGCTCTCGGGCTCGACGCGGGTACCGGCCAGTCCACGCAGCTGGGTCATCGAGATCCGGAGCTCGCGCGCCGCCTTCTCGGCTGCCTTCGGGTCGCTCGCGTTGTCGTCGACGTTGCGAGCCAGCACCAACACCGCGGCCGCCAGCGCCGGCGCATGCCGCGCGAGCTTCTCGGTCTCCTTCTTCGTCGCCGCCTCGACGTCGCCGAGCTGGCGATCCGGTCGGCTGTCGAGCGGCTGCGGGATCGCTGCCTGCCGGTCCATGATCTTCAGCAGCAGGTCGAGCGCTTTCGGATCACCGTCCTTGGCGTCCGGCCACAACGCACCCTGCAGCTGGTTGAGTCGCTCGCGCTGCAGCAGCCGGTCGTTCGCGATCGAGGTGACCTCGAGCATCTGCATCGCCTGCTCGAAGGCCCGGAACGCGAGGTCGGCCGAGGAGTACTTCAACGTGGTCGCGATCTCGGCGTACGACTTTCCCTCGCGCTTCAGCTCGAGGACCTGCAGCAGTCGAGGGTCGGGGGCGGGCTTGCGACCGCGACGCCGTGGGGGAGAGGCCTTGGCGGCCGCGGCCTTGGTCGGCGACTTCTTCGCCGGCGTCTTGGCCGCCTTCTTCGCGGGCGCGGCCTTCGTCGTACGCCGGCTCTTCACCGGTGCGCCGGCGGCCCGCTTCGCCGGCGCCTTCTTCACGGCAGTCTTCTGCGTCGTCGATCGCGCGGCCATCGCTCACCAGTCCCGAGACGGCTTGTACCGGGAGTGCTTCTGCCCGGCGATGAGACCGGCCTCCCGGTTGCAGGACCTGTGCTCGATCCGGTCGCCTACTGAAGTCGGGTCGTCGACCAGGTCGACGCTGTGCCCGAGCTCGAGAACCTGCGTCCTCAGCATCGGCTTCTTGCACCTCGGGCACGGAGTGCCGTAGGCCTTAGGAAGCAGGCGGGCCTTGGTCTTCTGGTGTTCGGCCCCGTACGGACTGGCCATCCGGAGTCACCCTCGAGCAGGTCGCGCGAGCACGCGCCGAGCGAGCTCGCGCGGCGCGGCGAGCGCGCGTCCCCAGGAATTCGCGCGCATTCGGGGAGGGAAATCTGTCGACACTGTCAACACGTGTCCGCGGGTCTCTGGATTTTTTCGCGACGAGAGAGTCACGAGTCATCTCGGAAGGGGTCGCCGATGATGGCGCGAAGGCGCTCAGCTGTGACCGGGCGCCCGTCGAACCGGATGGTCGCCCAGCGTCGGCGCGACGGCACGAAGCGATCCCACCAGCGCAATCGCCGCCACGCATTCCTGCGTTCGCGTCGTCCGCGACTGTGAGCAGCCAGCCATGAACGGGCAGGGGTGGTGGTCATGCGGAACCTCCGGGGTCGGGCGCGCGACCGCGTCAAGGCGGGAAGCCTGCTGGAGCGACACGGGCGCGCGGGTCGTGGAACGTGGCCGGCCCTCAGCACTCGCTGGCGCCTGGCGGCGAACCGAGGTCAATCAGCAACAGCCGCGCTGGTGGGTCCAGGGCGAGAGGGCCGGGCCACGTGAGGTGCTGCGCGAGTCCCCCGAGCCGCATGACACAGGCGGCCCGCGCAGCGGCGGGGTGTCCGGCCCGCGCGGCTCCCAGCTGACGACGAGATCGGCGTGGGTCGCGGGTTGCGCCTGCGTGCTCGAGCAGGCCGGACAGCAGAAACCCCGAGCACCTGTGAAGCGGGCTCGGGGTAGTCGAGTGGGGACTGTGCCTGAAGGGTGACGTATGAGCGTGGGTCGAGGCAACGACCGGCGTCGGTGTGTCGCAAGTGGGGGGTGGGTCGGAAGTCGTGAGGTTTCACTGTGAAACCTTGTCAGTTGACAAGGGATGCGGTAGCATTGCACTTGTCAACGAGAGGAGGTGAAGGCAAGATGGACAAGGATCTGAAGAAGATCGTCAAGGCGCTCAAGGCCCAGGGCTACGAGACCGAGATGACCCGGAAGGGACACCTGATGGTGTACCGCGACGGTCACCTGGTCGCCGTTCTCCCCGGCAACGTGGGCGACTGGCGGGCCCTGAAGAACGCGATCGCTGCGCTCCGACGGGTCGGGTTCCGGTGGCCGCCCTAGGCCGACGGACAAGAGGACCGGGGCGCGGAAATCGCCCCGGTCCTCGGGACCCAGTGTGACCCGAGGACCGGACGAAAGGAAGAAGCCATGCAGATGTACCACGCGAACGTCGAGGTCGACGACCGCACACCGATCACCCGCGACAACTCCACCGAGGTCGACGCCTGGATGGAGGTGCTGCGCCAGTACCACGGATCCCCGGGCACCAGCATCCGCGGGTTCCGTGAGGCCGGCCTGTACGTGCCCGCCGAGAACCTCGCCCAGGCGACGACGTCGGCGACCGCGATCGTGAGCTCGCTGTTCGGCGCCGAGGCGATCGCCATCGAGATCATGACCGAGAAGGAGTTCGACACCCGCGAGGGCTGGATGCCGATGCCCGAGATCGTGTCGGTCAGCGAGGCCGCCGAGCTGCTCGGCGTCACCCGGCAGGCGGTGCAGGACCGGATCCGGCGCGGCACGCTGCAGGCCGAGAAGGTCGGCGACACCTACGTGATCCCGCGCGGCCAGCTCCCGGCGCAGCTGCTCGACTCGAACCCGGAGCCCGCCGACAAGTGATGGTGCGGTTGCCCGGCTACCTGGATACGAAGAGGCCGCCCACTGCCGCTGGGTTGGTCGCCCTCAGGCGGTCGATCTGGTCGTCGAGTGTCTGCATGTAGCGGGTCAGCTCCTCGACCAGGAGGCCAGGGTCGGTGTCTTCGTACCGTCGGGGGTTCGTGACCTCGCGCCCGAAGTAACCCTGCGCCGAGTCGACCAGGTCACGGAGCCTCGGCAGGACGTCGGCCGGCATGAGCGAGAGCTCGCGCTGGCAGAGTTCAACGTTTCGTTCCCACCTGGTGGGGGTGATCTCCTCCCAGCTCCAGAAGTCCCTGAGCCTCTCGGCGGTGCCTCTGTGCGCCATGAGGGTGAGCAGCTGGTCTGTCGGCTCGAGGTTGCCGCGGAGGCTCTCGAGCACCTGCTCAGTGTTCTCGTTCGCCCGCTTGGTCCCACGTCCGGCGATCCACGCGGCGTAGACGGCCGCCCCGCCGGTGAGCGCGGTGAACACCACCAGCGCGTAGTCCACCCAGTCCCGGTGGAGCTCGACCTCGGTCACGAGAAGCACAACGCCCAGTATGTCAGCCCTCGAAGTCGATGCCTGCCGGCGTGATCACGAGCAGCTCGCCGGGCGCGAGCTGGGCCAGCTTGGCCTCTAGCTGCTCGCGCGGGTAGCCGGCGAGGGTGAGCCCGCAGGCCATGAGGTTGCTGCAGAAGGTGTGCTCTTCACCCCGCAGGTCGGCCGCGGTGCGGACCGGGATGTTCTCGGTCTTGCAGGTGTAGCACGTTCCGATCGGTTGGTCAGGCACGTGTGGATCCTTTCGTACGTCGACGTCGTTGCGGTCGGCGCGCTGCGATCTTGCGGACGTCGGCGAGGTCGTACAGGGGCGTGTTGTCGTGCTCGAGGCCCACCGGGAAGAGCAGTCCGCGACGCACCCAGTCCGAGATCGTCGTACGGGGCCGGCCGCTGCGCTGTGCCGCCTGGCTGATGTTCACGAGCTCGCGGGCCTCGGTCATCGGCGCGCCTTCGGGTCGCCACCCGGGTCGTCGACCAGGTCGACGTGGATGAAGGCGCCTGGTCGCTGGTTGGCGTACCGGTGCTCGACGGTGAGGCGGACGACCAGGGAGTCGTCGCGGTAGATGCCGGCCTCCTTGAGGCCGTCGAGGGTGGAGCGGACGAGCTTGTCGACGTCGGGCGTGGTGGTGACGTACAGGGGGGCTGTGGGCTTCAGGACGCCGGCGTTGCGACCGGTCCCGAAGTGCGACCGCGGCCGCGGCGAGTAGAACCGTGCCTGGACGTGCACGGGCCCCACGATCGGCGTCCACCACTCGCCGGGCTCGCGGCCGATGTTGTGGTGGTTCAGGATCGTCAGGGCGTCGGCGATCACGCTGTTGCGCCATGGTCGTACGCCGGCGCTCGACTCCTTCATGCCGGCGCGGCCGTTCTTGCGGACGAAGGCCTTCTTCGAGCCCTGGGGCGCCGGCGTGCCGGTCACGTCGATCGAGATCCGTTCGCCGGCGCTGACGATGTCGGCGGTGGGCTCAATCGCCATCACAGGAACAGCACCGAGGCAGCCACGACGCGTCCCTGCTGGGGGTAGTCGATCAGGCCGAGGGAGCGGAGGGCACCGAGGTTGTTCGTGTAGGCGCTGCTCGAGGGTGAGGCGCCGGCGAGGTCCGCGAGCTCGGTGCGGTCGAGGTCGTCGGGGTAGGCGGCGATCAGTTGCTCGAGGAGGCGCCAGCGCACGGGCGACACGAGGTGGCGGATCCGCTCGTGGAGCTCAGCATCCGACGCCGGCGCGGAGACCTCGGTGGCGTGAGCCCGGCCGTCCTCGGTGATGCGGACGAGGCCCGAGCTGGGGTAGTCGATCAGGCCGGCGGTCCGGAGGGCGCCGAGGTTGTTGGTGAACGAGCTGCTCTTGTGCGAGGCACCGGCGAACACCGCGAGTTGCGCCCTGGGGGCTTCAGGTACGCCGATCGACTCGAGCTCGACGAGAGCGTTGAGCAGCTTGCGGCGAGCCGGTGGCACGTCGCTGGTGGAGGCCTCAGCGCGCGGCCTGGACGATGGTTCGCCACCGGGTCGGGCAGAGGGTCGCCTGGCTCCGCCTGAGGCCTGTCGACTGGCGGATTCGACGCCGTGGGACTCTCCGGTGTCAGACGCCGCGCGCTGAGGGGTCTTGGTGCGTCCCGGGGCTGCCCAGGACTTCGAGTCGCGCAGGACGGCCAGGGCACCGCCGAGGCTGGCGAGCCCGTGGCTCAACGGCGCGAGCAGGTCCTCGAGTCGACCGGCTAGGTCGGGGTCGAGGACGGGCACCTCGACGAGCTGGGGCTCGGCCGTGGGTGCCGGCTTGGCGCGCTCAGCTGCGAGCTCGCGCTCGAGGTCGGCGATCCGGCGGCGCAGGGCCTTCGGGTTGTCGGCTTGGGCGCGTTCGACGGTGGCGGTGATCTGGGCGCCGAGCTCGTCGAGGTCGACCTTGGTCAGCCGCTGGGGCACGATCCGCTTCTGCCCGGGCTTGGGGGTCGCGGAGGAGTCGAACGTCGTGCGCGGCCGTATCCTGATACGCCGCAGCAGGTCGAGCCACCCAGGCGACCACACCCAGGCGGTGCCGACCGGCAGCGACGGCAGCGACTTCTTGACCTCGGCGGCCTGGTCCTCGACGTCGTGCAGCTTGACCCACTCGTCGATCGCGGCGACGTCGCGAACCCCGGTCATGCCGAGGGCGATGAGGACCTCGGCCTGGGTGAGGACGTCCTTGTGGAGGGTGGCCGGCCGTTGGGTGATCAGGGTGACGCCGAGACCGCGGGCGCGGCCGCGGCGCACCAGGTCCTCCATGGCACCGAGGAGCCGGAGGCCGTCACCCTGGGCGCGCTGGGGTGCAAACGCGTCGGCCTCGTCGACGATCACGTGCAAGGGCATGCGGTTGCGGTGGTAGAGCTGCTCCAGGAACGGGGCCATGAACTTCCGCGACGCGGTCTTCGACATCGCCGACAGGTCGATCACGGCCGGCATGCGCTGGTCGACGAGGACCTGGGCGATCAGCTCGCCGGCGGTGGGCTCGAGCGGGACGTCGGCGTGGTCGCCCCCGAAGATCACCACAGGCAACCCGTCGCCCTTGGCGTCCGCCGATGATCGCAGTCCCCACCAGACGCCGACGGGGTCGATGATCACGACCGGTTGGCCGGCGGCGATCATCTCCTCGGCCATCACCACCCCGGTGGACGTCTTGCCCTTCCCGCGCTTGGCCACGATCGCGAACGTCTCGGTGACCGCCTCGAGCGGCAGGGAGAGCTCGGTGGAGATCCTCAGCTGGGCGCTCACTGGACCAGCTGCCCGAGATCGAAGGCGATGACGTCGGGGTCGTTCGGGTGCTCCCAGCGGCCGCAGGCGGAACAGCGGTTCCGGTAGAACACCTTCCCGCCGTCACGCCCGATGCCGAACGGGACGAACCGACACTCGTGCTCCATCACGCGCCCGCGCGCTCGTCGACGTACCGGATCGGGACGTGGACCTTCTCGCCGAGCTCCTGGTGGTCGAGCCAGACCGCGAGGTATCCGGTGCTGGCGCTGTCGGGCGGCCAGTAGACGGTGGCTCGGTCGACCGGTGAGAAGGCCCGGCCCAGCCAGGCGATCGCGTCTCTGACGCCGGCACGCTCGGCGTACTGCTCGGTCCACCAGGTCTTCTCGTTGTTCGCGGCGATCAGGGCGCAGTGCCAGGGCTGCACCACTAGCGGGGGGTTACCGGACGGGTCGCCGATCTGGTCGCGTCGGGTGACGCGGATGTGAGCGGCGTATGGGTCGGGTGTGACGTTGCCGGTCTGGGCGGGGATCTCGGTCATGCGGTTGCCTCGTCAGGCTCGATGTCAGGACCCGCGGACGAGGGACCGCTGGTGCGCGCCTCGTCCGGCTCGTCCGCGGGTGTCTGTGGGTGGCGCCGGCGCTCGAGCTTGGAGCGTTCGTCGGAGCGGATGCAGGCCTCCCAGCAGGAGCCGCAGCCGATGCCGCCGATTCGGCCGGCGGTCATCTTGGAGTGGCCCAGCTGGCGGCACAGGGTCTCGACGGCGGCCGCGAGCGGGTGGTCGAACGACAGGTGGGCGGCCGAGGACTTCCCCCAGGCGTTGGGCCGCTCCTTGCCGGAGTGGTGGCGTCCGAGCTGGGTGCCGCGGCCGATCGAGAGGGTGCCGTTGCGGATCGCGGCCTGCCGCTCCGGGGAGAGCTCGAGGAGCGCCAGGCGGCCGGAGACGTGGGACTGGGACTTCCCGACTCGGCGGGAGAGCTCGAGGTCGGAGATCTCCTCGCGGCCCTTGATCTTGGCCAGCGCCCGGGCCTCCTCGATCGGGTCGAGGTCCTCGCGCTGGGTGTTCTCCATGAACATGGCCACGAGGACGTCGTCGGCTCGGATCGCGGAGATGATCACCGGCACGGACTCGAGACCGGCCTGCAGGGCAGCGGCGCGGCGGCGGTGGCCCATGACGACCACCAGCTGGTCGCCGCGACGGCGGGCGACGATGGGCTGCAGCATCCCCATCCGACGGATCGAGTCCGCGAGCTCGGTGACGTCGCCGACCTGGTCGCGGACGTTGTCGGGGTCGGGGACTAGGCGGCGCAGCGGGACCTCGACGTACTCGTCGTCTTGGACCTGGCCGGTGTCGTGGGTGTGCTCGGTGGCCGCCTGGCTGCGGATCCGGGCTGCCGCGTCAGCCATGGCCTTCGAGCTGGGGAACCCGTTCGCGTCGGACAGGACGACGACCTCGTCGAAGGTGGCCCCGAACTCGGACGCGATCTGGGCGCGGGCCTCGCGTGGCCACCGGGCGTCCGCGAGGGCTTGCAGGATCTGGGCCTGGGTGCTCGGTGCGAGCTGGGCCCGGGTCGGGGTCACTGGACCGCTCCAGCCAGCGCGGCGGCCTCGTGGGCGCGGCGTCGGGAGCGGTGCGTCCGGCCTCCGAGTCGGCAGGCTCGACATGGCCGGTACGGCTTGCCGGCGACGACCCGGATCTCCACGGTCTGGGCCGGCGCGACGTCGAGCGAGCCGCCGGCCTGGTGCCGGGCGTGCACGCGGGTCATGTACTCCTCGAGCACCAGCTGCGCCGTCGACCCGGTCGAGGCCGCGGTGGCGACCAGGTGCGGCCGCAGGGCGCCGAGCCGGTCGGCAAGGTAGTCCAGGCAGGTCGAGCATCCGGAACTCGGGTGCGGAGGCTGGTGGGTCATGATCGGGGTTCCTTCTTCCGTGCCAGGTGGGTGAGGTTGAGCCGGCCGAAGAGGGCTGGCCAGGAGTCGGAGTCGCCGGCGCGGCGGTCGCGGTACCAGGTGTGGACGTAGCCGGCGGGGTCGGTCTTGCATCCGCACAGGGGGTTGGAGCACCGGCACTTCGGGCGGCGTCCCGTGGCGCGATCGCGCGGCCGCTCGCAGCGGACCTCGCCGCTCTTGAGGTAGACCACGAGCGACCCCTCGTGGCAGTGCGGGCACTCGCTGTCGAGCTCCGTGCGGTCGTCGCCCTCGACGAGTCGGTCGGCCTCGTCGACCAGGTGCTGCAGGTCGCGGTTGACGTTGCGGGCCAGGGCGACGGTGGGGATCGTGAAGATCAGTTCGCGGACCACCCCGAACTGGGTCGCCTTCGACGGCCGGGCGTAGACGCGTTGCGGGATCGCGCAGGTGCCCTGTAGGTCGTGGGCGGCGAGGATCCGGCGGCGTACGTCGAGGAGGGTGGTCTCGATCTCGTTGATCAGGGTCCAGGCGGCCATGTTCCCGGGCGTGTGGGTGTTGCCCAGGCTCGCCGGGTAGCCCGCTGCCCTAGCCGCCTGTTGGGCCAGACGGTCGGCGAGGAACTGCCGGCCGATCGCCTCCCTGGTCGACTTGGGCACAAACGTCAGCCCGGGCCCGCGGGAGTCCTTGAGCAGCTGCAGCTGGTCCCAGCGGGTGTCCAGGAGCCGCAGCAGCGTCGCGGCCTCCACTTGCGCGTCCTCGAGCGGGATCGGCGACGTAGGCTTCGACGGGACGGCGGCCGTGGTCACGAGTCCCACCCCCGCCGGCGGCCGCTCAGCTGACGCCGGGCGTCCCGCAGCTCCAGGAGCCGGCGCACGGTCCTCGGGTCGAAGGTCAGCGCGGCCGGAAGGGTCAGCGCGTGGTTGAGGACCTGGTAGTAGCGGCTGATCGAGTAGTCGAACCGCTCCCGGACGATCGACTCCTTGATCGCCGGGTACGTCCAGGCGCCGGCGCGCTCGAAGGCGATCACCTCGGCGTACCGGTTCGACAACCCCCGCTCGGTCACGGCTGGTCTCCGGGGAGGCGGAGGAGGCCGCGCTGGTGGAGGGCGGACCAGGTGGCCATGGCGCCGGCGTGGACGCCGGCGAGGAAAGTGGCGTGCTCGAGGTCGGTCTCGAGCAGCGCGCCGACCGCCAGCTCGTTCTCGACACCGGTCAACTTGTCCTTGGCGATGCCGACGATCTGCTCGAGGAGCGCGCCGGCCCCTTCGAAGCCGAGGACCTCACCGGGGCTGGGGATCTGGTCGCTCACGTGTGCTCACCTCGCGCCGGGTGCTTGTGCTGGTTGGACCAGCCGGCGACCTGGCCGGGGTCAGTGCCGGCGACCTCGAGGCGACAACCCCGGACCCGGCACCTCCACCGGTACGGCCGGTAGAACTTGCGGTCCGCCCACCGCACCAGGAACGGCGTGGCGGTCGCCGCCGTCATCGCCCCGAAGAGCCACCCGAACACGAAGTCGGTCACGACGCGTCCCCGCCACTGAGGGTCCTGAGGACAGCGCGGATCCGAGAGGTCTGCACGGCTGCGCGATCGCCGCCACACATGCACTCCGGGAAGCACTCGCACAGCGCCTCGAGCTGGTCGATCACCCCGAGCAGCTCGAGCACAACAGCCGGGTCGACGGCCGCGACGTACTCAGCGTTCGCTCGATCGACGGCCCACTCCTCGTAGCCGCAGCGCGCGACTCGTGGTCGCCTGGTCACCTTGGCGCCGGCCTTCCATGGCAGCGCCGGCGCGCGCACCTCGTAGCCCTCCGAGCCCAACACCACCGCCTCCCACGGACCCGGGGTCGCAGCATCGGCCAGGCGCCGCAGCTCAGCACGGTCGACGGTCACCGCTCAGCCCTCGCGACGCGGCGCTTCAGGAGCTCGTTCTCGTCACGGACTCGCGTCAGCTGGCGGTCGAGCGCGCGCAGCTGGCGCTGACACTCAGCCGCGAGGTCCTCAGCGCGCTCGGCCCGAGAAACCAGGTCGTCGACTCGGTGCGCCATGGAGTCTGCCTCGACCAGGGTGCGAAGGCGGTCGGCGAGCTTGTAGTCGAGGTGGTCGGCCAGGCCCATCAGCCGCATGTCGTCATCGCGCAGGCCCGGGTTGCCGGCTTCCGTCTGAGTGCTCACCGCGATGCCACCCACGCGATCGCAGCGGCGACCCGCATGACCGCCCAGTACAAGAGACCCATGACGGTGAAGACCGGCCACATGAGGCCGAGCAAGGTCGCTTCGCCGAGCTCGGCAGAGCCGCCCAAGGGACCGAGTCCGCGCTTGAGGACCAGCGCGCCGACCGGGACCACACCGAGCGCCCACACGACCGCCACGAGGATCCAGATCACGACGCCACCGCCTGCTCGAGCTCGGGGCGGGCGGGGTGCTCGACCGGAGGAGGGCATCCGCAGGAGCCGTCGGCGGCCCAGCGGTGGCCGCCGGGACACCGGGGCCCGGCCTGGGTGGCCGCGTCGATGGCGGCCTGGCGCTCGGTCCGCTTGCGGATCTGGCGGGGCGTGGTGCCGCAGCCGCGGCAGTTGTCGGCGAACGTGCCGGTGGGCTTGTGAGCCGGGCACGGTTCTCTCCCTGCGCCGGAGGCGTGGGGGGTTGGGGGGGAAGTAGTTGTAGTTAGGGAAGGGGTCCGGTGGGCTGGACCCTTACCGGTAGCTTTCCGCCTGTTGGTGCCGGCGGGCCGGACCCTTTCGCCGGGGTCGAGTGCGAAAGGGTCCGGCTGTTCGGAGGCTTTCCCGTGTGAAGAGTCCGGTGTACCGGTGGCTTTCTGGGCCGGTTGGGTCCGGTCGGCCGGAGGCATTTCGACGTCGACGACCTGGCGGGCGAGGACGCTCTCGAGGGCCGCGATCTGGTCTGCGTCGAGCTGGTCGACGGGAACCCCGAGAGCCGCTGCGAGGTCGGCGACAGACGCGGGGGAAGCATCCGCGCCAGGCCGGGGATGGGCGTCGCAGCAGCCCTCGGGGAAGACGATGTACTCCGCACGGCGGCCGCGGTGCCCGGCTCGGTGCTTGCGGAGGTAGCCCTCGGCGGCGAGGTCGCTGACCAGGGCCTGGGCCTGGGACTTCGAGACGTTCGCCCACTCCATGATCGCCTCGAGGCCAGGGAACGCGATCTGGGTGTGGGCGTCCGCGGAGTCCGCGAACGCCATCAGGGCGAGCTTGGATGAGGCGCCGAGCTTCAGGGGGCGGACGCACTCGATCAGGTGCAGGCTCATGCGTGGGAGTCCTCCCGGGTGGATTCGGCGATCGCGTGAGAGACCTGGCAGTGGTGGAGCTGGTACCAGGGCAGGTCGAGGACCTCGTCGACGGTGTCGGTCCCGACGGGGCGGAGGGTGGAGAGCTCGGCGGCGAGCTCGTCGACACCGGGCCACAGGCGGCCGGCCCACTCGGGCATCGCACCCACGGACTCGGTGCGGCCGTCGACCGGGCGGACGTTGACGACGCGCCACTTGTCGTCCTGGTCGCGGAAGAAGAGGACCTCGGCGCGGCAGCTGCGGCATCGGGGCCGCGAGGCCCGGCTGTGACGGCGTCGCCGACTCATGAGGGTCACGCCGCCTCTGGCGGGTCGATCAACGCGTCCAGCAGCTCGAGCGCGATCGGGACCTGCTGGGCTGCCAGGTCAGTGATCTGCTGGCTGATCGGCAGTGGGTGCTCGCGGTAGTACGCACGAGCGGCGTCGTACGCCGCGCGCCGATCGGCCAGGAAGCGGGCGGCGACCTGCTCGCGGAGGGCGTCCTTGCCGTCGTTCCCGGTGCCCACCATGCGGGGCAGGTAGGGCGTGAGGAGCTGGCGCTTCTCGTTGTCCCACCGGTCGTTCAGCGCGATGGTGTAGCGGCGTAGCACCGGGGAGGCGCAGGCGGGTGCGTCGGTGAAGCCTTCGCCGGCGAGCCAGGAGACGACCTCCATGGCGCAGTGGCCGTCGTTGAAGTCCTTATGTCCGCCCTCGTCGAGGGTCAGGTCGTCCAACTTGGCGAGGCGTTCGGGGATGACGGTCATGGGGTTTCTCCTGTCAGGTGGTGGTGCCGTGGGAGGTGGACGTCACGGAGCCCGATCAGGCGGGCTTGCTTCTCGACGGAGGCGAACAGGACGCTGCGAGCCAGCTGGGTGTGGCCGAGTCGGATGGCGCGGACGGCCTCGCGGGATCCGCGGTTGCGGTACGCCCGCACCAGGGGCGAGTCGTCGTCGCCGGCGTCACGGTGCGAGGCGAACCGGGCGGCGTTGTCCTGCCAGACGGTGGTCACGCGGCCGCCCTCGTGATGGTGATTCCCCAGCCGCAGCCCATGCACTCGATGCCGTGGATGGTGCGGCGGTTCGGCATGTGGGGGTGGCAGCCGCAGGCCTTCTCCTCGGCGTCCAGCCGGCGGATCCCGCGGTCGACGTCGAGCCAGCCGGCCGGTGTGACGGCGCCGCGCGTCCTGGCGTCACGGCGGATCCGGGCCGAGCCGGGACCGAAGTACTCCACGTCGTGCAGCTCGTCGTAGAGGCCTGTGATCTTGGTCGACGACGCGGTGGTGATCTTCTGGTGGGGGCCGAAGAGCAACGCCGTCAGGTACGAACGCTCGCGGCCGAGCCGCGCGGACAGCACCTGGCGGGACCAGCCGAGACAGGCGAGCGACTCGATCCGACGTCGAGCCGGGCCGACGTCGACGAGCCGGTTCGGTGCCGCGGCGTACGACCGCGCGGCCGCTGCGTGGGCTGCTCGACAGCAGGCGTGGTGGCAGCCGAGGTGGTAGCCGCGGTCGGTGCCGTGCCGAGGGTCGTCGTGCCCGATCACGACGCATCCTCGGCCGGCAGCCTGTGGGCGGTCTCCTCGATTAGCATCACGCCGGCGCTGAGGACCGTGAGGAGGCCGAGCACGAACATCAGCTCGCCTCCGACTCGAGGGAGGCCTGCCAGGCGAACGCGTCACCCAGCGGCGTGGAGGGGGCGATGTCGTCGCGCCAGTCGCAGTACGTCGTCCGGGCGCCGGTGCTGGTCCACAGCCAGGGGATGCCGGCGGTCTCGAGGAAGTCGGTGAGCCGGACGACCAGCCAGGCATGGAGGTCGATCACCGACGGCGACATCGGCAGGTGCCGGTACGGGGTGTCGAGGGTGATCAACGTGTACGCCGGCACACAGGACGGCAGGTGGACGAAGTCGCCGGGCGGGATGACCTGGCCGTTGGCGTTGATCTCGACGACGCTGGCCAGCAGGCCCTGGCCGCGGCCCGTGGCGTAGCTGACCCGGATCGGGCTGCCGTCGGCGTCGAAGGTGACGGCCTGGTCGATCTGGACCTCGGTGACGTCGGCGAGCACCATCCGCACCGCCGGCCCGAACAGGGCCTGCTGGGGGAGCGGCTTCAGTGCGGCGATCACCGTCGACGTCGTCACGACGCCGCCTCCTCGGCGTCGGTGTCCGCGGCCTTCGGCTCGGCCACGGAGAGGGTTGCCTCCGCGCTGTCACGGATCCCGATGTCCTGGGTGGTGAACGGATGTCCGAGCTGCTCGAGGAACCCGAAGTAGCGGGTGGTGAGGGTGGCGCCGACCTGGCTCTGGTCGTCCTGGCTTTCGGTGAGCTGCAGGAGCACCACCATCAGCAGCCGCACCAGCCGCCAGCCAGGCATCGTCGTGTAGGTGTCGAGGAAGGCCAGGTGCTTGGCGTCCTCCTCGTCATCCCAGTAGCCGAACCGGAACCGGTCGGCTACGTCGACGCCGGCGACATCGAAGTACAGGGCGGGGGCGTCGCCAGCTTCGCCGAAGATCCAGTCGGCCGCCGGCGGGAGCACGACGCGCAGCTGGTCGACCAGGAAGTCGGGGACCATGGCGCCCTCGGGGACCAGGTCGAGGACGGTCTGGGCGCGCAGGTTCTTGGCGATCGCCTTCTGCTCGCGCTCGGTCTCCCACATGGCTCGCCGCTCCGCGTCGGCCTGCTCGCGCTCGCGGTCGGCCTTGGACTTCTTGGTGGCGTGGATGCTGGTCGCGGTGCAGACGAGCGTGATCGTGTGGGTGCCGTCCCAGTCCTTGCTGATGACGTAGCCCAGGCAGCCGTCGTGCTCGCTGCGGGCGTCGTCGTAGGCGAGGTCGGCGTAGGAGGTGAGCCGGCCGAGCTGGTCGTCCTTGCGCTGCGCTTCCCAGATGTCGCGGGCGCCCTGCATGTCGTACTCGGTGACGCCGTCCTTGGTGAGGCGACCGATGACCTGGTCGTTGTGCTCACGGTTGGCCCGGATCCGCTTCTGCCTGTCGACCTCGCCGCGGAACGAGGGACTGCCGGCGGCCTTGACCAGCGCGGTCTGTGCCTTGGGGTCGTCCTCGAAGGCGACGATCTCGAGGGCATCGCCGATGGTGAGCTGGCCGACGTGGATCGAGTCGCGGGTCTTCTTCGAGAGCTTGAGCAGCTTGAGGCGCTCGCGGATCGTGGAGACGGGCCGACCGGTCATCTTCGCGATGTCGCGCTGGGTGTGCTTCAGGTCGCGCAGCTGCTCGAAGGCCTCGGCCTCCTCCATCGGGGACAGGTCGACTCGGTGGACGTTCTCGACGACAGCGGCCTCGATCTGCTGGGCGTCGGTGGTCAGGTCAGTGCGGACGATCGCCGGCGTCGTCTTCTTCCGGGCCTTCTTCAGGCCGTCGAGTCGACGGTGTCCGGCGATGACGACGTACCCGCCGTCGGCTGCTGGGGCGACCACGATCGGCTGGATCAGACCCTGCCCCTTGATCGAGGCGACCATCTCGTCGTCGGCGACGACCTTGCGGCGTGGGTTGGCGGGATGGGGCTTGATGGTCTTGACCTCGAGCGCGGGCTCGAAGCTGGTGGTGGTGTCGGTGCTACTGGGCATTGCGTGACCTCGGTTCTCGTTGCGGTGCTGCGGCTAGGTGCGCAGTGGTTCCCGTCGTCTGGTCAGGCGGCCGGACGCGAGGGTCTCGGTGAGCACGAACCCGCCGGGGTGGAACCGCCACCGCGCGACGTGGGCGTGCAGGGACGCGACCACGCGGCCGTCGGGCAGCGTGATCGGGGCGAGGCAGGTCTGGTGGTCGAAGAGCACCAGCGACAGCAGGGCGACCTGGTCGACCTCGTGGAAGTTCACGGCGGCCGCTCCGGCGAGGAGCAGGTCGCCCGGGGTCAGGTCGGCGTAGTGATCGCGGAACTGGGTGGCGGTGTCGGTGACCGGGAACGTGGGCCGGCCCTCGAGCCGCGACGGCCGGATCCCGTGCAGCTCACGGACGACGGGCTCGTCGTACGACTCGACGGCCCGCTCGACGTCGACCTGGCTCATGAGGATGCCGCCTCCGCGGGCTCCGGTCCGGAGCTCGGGACACCGGGCGCCGCAACGGGAACGGCGTCGGAGCCCGCGGAGGTGGTGGTGCCCTCGGTGGGACCGGACCCCCCCATGGGTCCCACCGAGGAGATGAAGGCGCGCGTCAGCGACATGGACAGCGGCGAGGTGCCGAAGCCGCGGCCGTCGAGAGCTGCGCGTTGGAGGCCGGCTGCGACCGCGTCGAGGACGAGCTCGGGATCGACACCGTCATCGAGGGCGTTCTGCACGCTGGCCTGGATCCGGCGAAGGATCGCCAGGGCGGCGTCGTCGGAGATCTCGTCGGTCACGGCTGACCGCCCGTCGTGGCCGGGGCCTGCTGCATGGTGTCGCCGAGGTGGTGCAGGCCGGTGGCCATGTCGTGGAGGACGAGCACGATCGCCAGCACGCACAGGAGACCGAGCGCGGTGGCCATCACCATCGAGGCCCGGGAGTCACCGCGGCGGGCGGCCATCACGTACCACGCTCGATGCGCTCGACGTCCTCGAGGCGGTACCGGCGGTGACCCGAGGGGAGCTTGACCACGGGGAGGCGCCCGTCCCAGGTGCGCAGCGTCGAGGGGGAGATCCCGAGCCGACGGGCGACCTCGCGAGGAGTCAGCAGCGGCCGCGGCTCTGGTGCGGTAACTGCGGATCCATGCGATTTTCGCGGGCTCATGGGGAGTGACCGTAGACGAAAGTCGTGGATCTAGCCAGATTTTGCCTAGCGTGTTGCGCAAAATCTCGCAGTTCTGGCGGATTCAGGCGTTTTCCGGCTACAGTGTGGTCATGACGACTGAGGGCGCTCCGGCGGTACCGACCGCCGATGCGATCGTGGGCGAGAAGGTCTTCCACTGGATGTGGCGGATGAAGATCTCGCAGACCGAGATGGCGAGGCACCTCGGGATCTCGCAGACCAATGTCAGCCGCCGACTTCGCGGCGAGACCGGCTGGACGATCGACGACATCATCACCGCGGCCCGTGTCCTACGGCTGTCGCCGGGCGACCTGCTCCCGGGCGACGACTACGAGGGTCGTCCGGGTGGTGGTGGTACTCAGTACGCCATCAGGGACTCGAACCCCGAACCCGCTGATTACGGATCAGCGGACGCCACGATCCTGCAGATGCCGCGTCGCCCGCGGCCGATCAGCGGCGAGCGGGCAGCGTCCACACAGACTGGCTGGGGGGCCACTGTGGTCCGCCTCGAGGCACGTTCCTCGAGGCGGACCACCACTTCTTCGGCCTGGTGCGACCAGGCCAGCTCGTGACCGCAGTCCCCGCATCACCATCCCCCCAGGAGAACACCATGACCGCCACCGCCCTCCGCCTGATCGACACCACCGCCACCACCCCCGAGCACGAGCAGACTCCCGTCGTCGACGCCGGTGTCGCGGCCGGCCTGATCCACACCTGGGCGGCGGTGCAGACCACGTTGCTCGAGCGGCAGATCCGCCGGTCCGGTGCGCTGCAGCGGTACGTCCGCGGCTCGGTGAAGTGACGCGCCCGGGTCCACCTCGGGAAAGTCTCAACGTAACCTCAAGACCCGCTCTGGCGTTGGTAGGTCGATGCCCTATGAACTCGACGGATCGGGCCGTTGAGAGCTGGGCCAGCTGGATGCGTGCCGCGGGGCGAGCCCCCGGCACGATCGCGTTACGAACGGGGCACGTCCGCAAGGTCTTCCGGGACCTGGGCGTGCAGCAGCTCAACGACGTCACGACCGAGCAGCTGGTCGAGTTCTTGGCCACGCAGCGATGGCGGCCGAACACGCGCCGCTCCTACCGGGCTTCCCTGCGGGTCTTCTACGACTGGGCCCGAGCCGCCGGCTACGTCGAGGCCTCGCCGGTCGAGCGGGTGCCGGCCCCGAAGATCCCGCGATCGCGGCCGCGGCCGCTGCCCGAGGACAACTACCGGCTCGCGCTGCAGGTCGCCCGGTACGAGCCGGCGCTGCGGATCGCGATCCGCCTCGGTGGGCAGTGCGGTCTACGGCGCGCGGAGCTCTCCCGGGTCCACCGCGACGACGTCTTCGAGGACCTGATCGGGCATGCGCTGCGGGTGGTCGGGAAGGGGGGCCACGAACGGCTCGTGCCGCTGCCCGAGGACCTGGCCCACGATCTGCTCGCGCGGCCCCAGGGTTGGCTGTTCCCGTCGCCGCGGCTCCACGGTCGGCCGGCGACACCGCAGGCCGTGGGGCGGTGGATCTCGTCGCTCCTGGGGCCCGGGTTCACCACCCACTCGCTGCGGCACCGGTGCGGGACGATGGCGCTCGAGCACAACGGCGGGAACCTCCGCGCTGTCCAGGAGCTCCTCGGCCACGCGAAGCCCGAGACCACTGCGATCTACACCCTGGTCCGGGAGGAGACGATCCGCGCCGCCATGGAAGGTGCGGCTTGACCATCTCGTGACAGAAGGCCGGGGCACATGTTCTGCTGGCCGCATGATCCTCGCGATAGCGGAGCTTGATCCTGACGGCACGCTGAGGTGCCCCATTTGTGGGTCGAAGTCGTTCACGATGAAGCGCAGCACCCGAGATCGAATGATGTGGGGTATCTGGGGACTGCTCCCGTGGGTGGCTAAGAAGAAGCACATCACGTGCCTCGGCTGTCGGGTGGAGTTGAGTCCGCCGCGAGCCCCTGCGTCCTGAGCCCTCAGTCGGCCTCGAGGACCTGAGCGCTCAGCCAGTCCTCGACGATCACCCACCCGGAGGTGTGCCGCACCGGGTGCACCACGCGGCCCTGCCAGCCCGCCGGCGTACGCCGCCACTCCAGGAGCAGTCCCGGCTGGCGGCCGCCGTCCTCGAGCACCCAGCAGCGCTTCACCGGCGCCAGGTCCTCGCCGCCAGCGTTGCGGAGGAGACGCTCGCGGCCGATCCAGTCGTCGCGTCGACCGCTCATCCCGCCCGCCATGGGCCGACGCTAAGGCATGACGAAACCGCCCCACCCTGTGGTCAGGGTGGGGCGGTCTGTCGGTGGGTCGAGCGGTGCTACTTGCCCTGGGCGGCGGCTGCCCACACGGCGTTGGTCTGGGGCCGGGTCTCGAAGAGGTTGTCGCCCTTGGCCGACTCGAAGAACAGGACGTAGTCGAACTTCGCCGCACGCCAGTAGTCACGGATCGCCTGGACCTTGGCCGCGGCCTGCGTGTCGGTCAGGGACTGCGGGTTGGAGTCCGTCGACCAGCCGGTCTCCCAGACCGCGAGCGGCAGGCCCCACTGGAGGGCCCAGTCCCGGGCCGGGTCGAACGCCGCGCCGATCGTCTTCTGAGTCACCCAGTAGGCGTCGATCGTCAGCCGGTCGTAGTTCTCCGGGTGGAACCACTGCGTCGGGTACGACGGGTCGGTCTTGGCCACGTTGGAGAGGACCCAGCCGGTGATCCCGCCGAGACAGACCTCGACGTTCGGCAGGCCCATGGCGTCGACGATCTTCTTGATCGCGGCGTGGCCCTTGGCGACGTCGGCCGCGGTGTAGGTGCCCTTGCGGATCTTGGCGTCGTTCTCGTGGTCACCCGCCAGGTGGAACTGCTGGGTGGGCCTGGCGGCGTAGGACGCGAGCTCGGTCTGCAGCGTCTTCACCGCGGTCGCGTCACCTGCTCCTAGAGGCTTGATCCACTTCGACCCGATCGACACGGCGATGGTCGGTGAGGGACTCTGGGTGGCCTTGCCGCTGTAGGCGTCGCCCCCGTAGACCCGGTCGACCGGCAGCGTCGTGACACCGAGCGCGGTGGCGACGCGCTTCCGGGCGGTGGCGCTCTGGGCGTCCCCGCCGATGGTCAGGGGTCCGGGGTACGCCGAGAAGATCGTCTTCACCGGCGGCGGCGGAGGTGGAGGCGTCGGGTCCGGGTGGGTGGCCTTGTAGTCGGCCAGCGCCTGGACGGCCGCAGCCTCGGCCAACTCCGCCTCACTCACCTGCTGGGTGAGCCGGTCGATCGTGGCGGCGTTCTCGGCGGCCAGCTGCGCGTCGGCCTCCTCGTGGGTGTCGAGGAGCTGCTTGACGGCCGCGTCGACCTGATCAGCGAGGCTCACGTCAGCTCCGCTTCTTGGTGCTCGAGACGCCGGCGAGGGACGCCGACGGCGAGCTGCCACTGCCTCCGAGGTTGACCAGGAGCCCCTTGGCCAGGGCAACGGCAGGCGGGACGCCGAGGGTAGCCCAGACGACCTTGCCGTCCGACCAGTTGATGGGCGTCGCCCCGGCGAGGACCGAGGTGGTGAGCAACGCGCCGATCTCTGTGCTGGCGACGCGCTCGCCCAGGTCCTGCCAGTAGGCCTTGTTCCACTTGCTCATGTGCTTCTCCTTCGTGGGGTGTCGAGACGGAAGACGGGGACGGCCGGTGGCCGCCACGGTGCGCGTCGTACGCGGCGTACGGCGTAGTCGATGACCCAGGGCAGGGCGAGGACCCCGGCAGTGGCCCAGAGGCGACGGAGGCGGCGCCGAGCTCGGGGGCTCATCGGCACCCACCGTGTGGGCATCAGACAGCCCTCCATCGGCCGTTCTCGATGTAGCCGTGGGACGGGCACCCGTCCTCGCACTCCAGGGACGGCGAGAGGGTCAGCGGCTCGACCTGCTCGACGGTATGCAGTGCGCAGCCCGAGAGCGCCCAGCGGGGCGCGCCGGTCGTTGGGGTGTGCCAGTGCCAGACCCACACGTCGCGGGCTTTCTCGCCGACTGTCAGCCAGCCGTCCACCTGGGCGCTATCTCCGACGATCGCGTAGTAGATGCCGCCGCCGGCGTCCTTGATCCGCTTGCGGAGGGGATGGTCGGTCCAGACCGTGGGCGGTTCGTCCCGAGGCCTGCCGAACCCCTTGGGGTGGGCCGCGTTGTCGGTCACGCCGTCCGGTTCTCCGTGCGGTTCCGCTCGAGCGCCTCGGCCAGGAGGCCCTCGAGCTGACCCTGGCTGATGCCCGACCCGGCGAGCTCCATGCGACCGGACCCGGGCTCGTCGACGGCGTGGTAGGTGAGGACGAACCCGACCTCGCCGGCGTCGACGAAGAGGGCCCCGAGCTCGCGGACCAGGTCGCGGACTCGGTCCTCGTCGACGTCGCCGTGGTAGCCGCTCACGCCGCGGCCCTGTTGGCCCGGCGCCAGACGCGGCGGAGGTGGCCGAGGATCCAGCCGTGGTCGGCTGGGTTGGTCGCGGAGTGCGCGGCGATGATCTCGGCCGTGGCCAGGCGCAGGCCGGGTCCCCAGGCGAGGTAGACGACGCGGGAGTTCTCGTACTTCATCCCGAGTCGCCGGAACACCGCCTGTGGCGAGTGCTCCCACTCCTTGGCCCGCGGGACGGGGAGGTAGTTCAGGTCGCCGGTGACGATGACGCGGCCGTCGACCTTCGGGTCGGCCAGGGCTTTCGCGGCCTGGTCCTCGAGGATCTGCATGCCGTCCGCAGTCACAGGGACTCGCTCGTTGTGGAGCATCTCCCCGAAGTCGGGGGATTTCGTGTCGTGGTTCTGGATGACGGCGTTGACGTGGGTGTGGAGGAGCACGTAGGCCCGGCCGAAGAGACGCCACCGCACGATGGCGAGCCACCGGTCGTTGCCGGTGCCCTTCACGCCGACGTCGGGCGACAGCGGAAGCAGCTTGTAGGACACGAGACGGCAGAACCGGCCGACCCGTAGCGCGATGGGGATCTCCTGGGAGTGCTGGCCGAGGTCCTTGGCGAGCACCCGGTACCGCTTTCCGAGGGCGTGGCGCAGCTGGCCGATCAGGGAACGCTTGCCGAGGTCCATCTCGGTCAGCGCAGCGACCCGCGGGCGGATCCGGGCGATCGTGGCCAGGGCCTTGGGCATGCCGGTGCCGACCTTCTGCGGGGCGACCAGGATCTTCACTTCCCGGCTCCGACCTTCCGGTAGATGGCCTTGACCGCGTCGCGCAGCGTGACGCCCTTGAACAGCGGGGAGCCGGCGGGCTCGCGGGTGTTCATGTCGGCGTCGAGCACGGACTCGGTGACCGCGGCCGCGACGGCCTTGCTGACGTCGGCGACGAGAGCGGTCTTGTCCTTCTGGGGCCAGTCGGCGTATCCCATCGTGAACTCCTCGTTGTTGGGATCGGGGTTGGGTGGTTGCCAGGCGACGCTGGGCCGCGGGTTGATGACGACCGCGCACGACCAGGGGCCGGTGGCGACCTTGTGGCGTTCGAAGTGCAGGTGCGGGCCGGTGACGTTGCCCTCTTCGCCGACCCGGCCGACCTGCTGACCGGCGCGCACGCGGGCGCCGTCGGCGACGGTGCGGGCGGTCATGTGGGCGTAGAAGTCGCGGCCGCCTCCAGCTGAGGCGTCGACGCGGATCTCGAGCTGGTGGTTGCCGAACGGTGCTCCGTGGCTGGCGTAGACCGCGGTCCCGGGACGCGCAGCGACGACGGGGGTGCCGACGTCGGCGGGGAAGTCGACGCCGGTGTGGATGCCTTCGCCGGCGGCGTTGCGGTCACACGACCACCTGGTGCCGCGTTCGCCGTACTGGGTGCCTTCGGCATGGTCGGGGACGGGGATCACGGGTGCCTCCTGGGTGTGTGAGGGCCCGGCAGGTGCGCGGGCAGGAGGTCGGTGAACAGCCAGTCGAGGAAGCCGACGAGCATGATCGACAGGGACAGGACGAGCAGGGGTGCGGTGATCGACCCCGGTGCCGAGGACTTGATCGCGAGGTAGCCGCCGTAGACGAGCACCAGGTGCTCGAGGATCAGGCCGGATCGCAGGATCCGCTCGCCGCGTTTGAGTTCGTCCCAGCGGATGGTGAGGGTGGCGACGAACCCGGTGCTGCACAGGAACGCCAGGACGGCGTAGGTGTAGCGGAAGACCTCGACGTCGACGCAGCTGGGGATCCCGCAGCTACCCACCGGTCATCGCCCTTCGCAGAAGTCCGGGGGCGGGTAGGAGTGTGTCGCGGCGACGGTCTGCTGCTCGCGGAGCTTCCCGAGCAGGACTCGGTCGGCCTGGATCCGACCGTCGAAGGCCTGGACGAGACCGCCCACGGTGGGGTGTGGGGACAGCAGCGTGGTGCGCAGCCGGTTCTGGTAGACGATGTCGCTGTTCAGCAGGTCGATCTGGGCCTGGAGAGCGGCGTCCTGGGCGGTGATCCGGTCGTCGCGGGCGAGCGCGGAGAGGCGGTTGAACTCGATCGAGCATTCGGTGCGAGCCGCGTCTGCCTTCTTCTGCACGACCACGGCGATGCTGATGACGCTGCTGATGAGCAGCGACAGCACGATGGCCCAGGTCGACACCGTGGTCCGGTGCCCGACGATCTTGCTGATCAAGCGCATGGGGGGCTCCTCCCGATCGAAGATGAGGTGGAGCAGGACCCGCTCGGCCTTGCCCCAGAGATAGCCGGCCAGGAACGCGGCCAGGACCACAGCGATCGTGGCGCCGTTCATCGGTCCTCGCCGCCCTTCCTTTTGACGCCGAGGCCGATCAGTAGCCCCGTGATGGCTGGGACCAGGGCGAGGGCTAGGGCCTGGGGGTCGATCTGGTTGCGGATGAGTCCGACGCTGACGACGATGACCAGCAGTCCGACCAGGGCGAGCACGACGGCGGCGACGACCCGAGGGGGAATCTGCACGTGTGGCCTCCTCCGAGTCGGGTGGCGATCGGCTGACAGGTGGACGCCTGTCGCGCATGATGGGGCCGGTGATCTCGGCACAACGGTTTCTGGCTGCCCTCAAACGAAACTGGGGGCTGGTGCTCGTACTGGTTCTCTGCGTGACGTGGATCGTGGTGATCCAGTGGCTGTTCCAGAACGGCCTCCAGGGGTAGGCCAGCTCAGGGCGGAGCGCTGTAGCCGCGGGCGTTGGACTTCGACATCGGGTACATGCGCGGCGAGCTGTTGATCCCGAGCTCGTCATCACGCGGCCAGAGCCGGATGGGCTGGTGGCCGTCGACCTCCGGGATCACGGGGCCGTTGCGGTAGCGGTACCGCGGTGGGCGGACGTGGACGCGGATGGCAACGAACTGACCGTGCCGCCGCTGGTCGACGTTGAGGTCCGCCTCGGCGAAGTTGCCGAACAGGTTGGCGAACGGGTCGAGGACCTCGGGGAAGAGGCCGACGAAGCGGAGGCCTCCGCCGTAGGTGCTGATGAGCGACAGGTCGATTCCGGCGTCCCACTGCTCCTGCCAGGCTGCCTCGTAGCCGAGGGCGGCGTCGATGAGCGCGGAGTCGATGGGCTCCCAATCGGCGGGGACGGTGGCGTCGGGTGGGAGGTCGGCGAGCTGGAAGTCCTGAGCGGCGGCGAACCCGTCGTTGCCGCTCAGGCCGCCGAGGATGAACCGGTCGGTGGCGAAGTCGTCGCCGTCGAAGATGTAGTTGGTCTTCGGACCCCACGTGTTTCCGGGGTTCTCGTCGATCGGCACGGCCTTCCCGAGCCACTGGGTGGTGATGATCAGGGGAGCAGGTTCGCCGTTGATGGTGGCGGACTCACCGGTGACGGTCTGGTCGGGGGATGCGTCGATGCCGAGGAGCTCACCCTCGTCGGCCTCGTACTCGACGGTGCCGCCGGGCGGTGGGATGGGTGCCGGGAGTCCGCCGGTCGGGCCGAGGTCGGGGAGGATGTGGGAGACCCAGAACCGTTGGGTGAGGCCGTACGCCTGGGTGATGGTGTTGGCGTGGCCGTCGGACTCGGCGCCGGTGCTGTAGGTGGCCCCGAGGTCGAAGGTGTTGTTGCCGGTGCGCTCGGGGAACACGGTGGAGCAGGTGCCAGGGCCGCCGTTCCAGGCGGCCTTGATGTCGACGTCGGGGTTCTCCGGGTCGGGTGACCACCATTGGCCGTAGTCACACCCAGCCGCCACGTGCTTCCAGGCGCAGCCGGTCGAGTTCGGTGCTTCCGGGAGGATGCCGGGGTGGGGGCCGAGGAAGGACCGGGAGATGACGTACCTGCCGCCGTACCCCGCGGTGCCGCCTACCCCATCGAGGAATGCGGGTGCCGTGGGCAGGACCGGGTCGTGCATCGCCTCATCGGGCACCGCGACCCACGTCTGGTCGGCGGGCTGCACCCATTCGGAGACGGCGCCGTAGTCGCTGAGCCGGAGGATCAGGTTGGTCGCGCCGGGTGCGGCCCAGTCCCACAGGGCCAGGTAGTAGGAGGTGCCGGCGACCACCGGGAAGACGGCGAAGCCGAAGCCGCCGTCGTAGGTGAGCAGCTGGTCGTCGGTGGTGGCATCCAGGCCCGCGGTCGACTTGAAGACGTCGAC